CAACTCCGATTCAGTCGCATCACCGCTTGCGAAACGTTCAGCGATGTCGCATGCATCGACACTCCGTTGATCTGGATTTTTAATCCGCTTCAACGCTTCGCGAGCGCACCATACTGCAAACAGCCTATTGCGGCGATCTGTCAGATAATGTGATACAACCCAGATTCGATCCTGTGGAGAGACGCTTTCCATCTTGAGAATGTCCAGCACAGTCCCAACCCAGTCTTCTGCAACTTTCTCGGTCGGATCGTAGCACGGCCCAAGCTCACGAATATCGGCGACAGTTAGTTTCTTAAGTTTCATTTTGCTTCTCCGATTGCGCGTCCAGGTCGGCGAGGGCTTTGCGTAAGTCCTCGTGCCTGGCAACAACCCCACGTGGTAATGTAAATGATTCATTGTAATCAAAGTATCGCCGCGCCGCCTCCACCACCCGCATCAAAGCATCCTCGCGTGGCCGGTGGTTCCACATTTCAGCGGTACTCCTTCCGTCTTCAACCTGATTACATCCCATTCCACATAACATACAAAAGATGTCTTGATTTTCAGGTTTTCTGAAATCGTAATCAGAAATTTTAACGTCTGTCGATCCGCATTGACACGGCTTCAGCTTGTCAGTCATTTTCTCTCTCTGCGTAATATTCTTATGTGGTTTTCCATACCTCGGTTTACCTCACGCAACCTCTCAACCTCGGCAATGAGCCAATGCAAATCGGCATTCATTTGCTGTGTGCATGGGTCTGAATAATTGGCATACGGCCACGTGTGCTTAATCTCCGCCAGCCTATCGTGTGGCGTGTTCGTGCGATAAGTCATTCACTTCCCTCTCATGTGGCAGATCGATATAATGCACCCAATAATTCCCGTCGAAACCGTCACTGCGAGGCCGCGGTTGTTTGACCTTCTGAGATTGCGCCAAGCCCTTGTTGACCAAATATCGAACGCACTCCTGCACGCGATGAAGCCGAACCTTGCGCCCGTACATATCTTTTGATTTCTGATTAACAACAGCATGTACGTCGCGTGTCGTGCAAGGTAATTTACATTGTTTTACGGCACCCAGGACGTCCATATACGTGACGCGCAACGTGCCCCATTTTGTTATTTCCATTTATTTGTTTCGTTTCGCTTTCGGCGCGCCCAAACGTGACCCACCCAACTCCAAATAATAATCGCGAACGAGCCCGATAACATTGCAACAACAACATATTTCAACCACTGCGACAAATCCGCCGGGTCAATGTATATTGTTGTCATTTGCAATATTTCTCCAGATAAATTGTTAACATCCTCGATTTCTCTTTTACGCTCAAATCAGCGATATTGGTAATCGTCCCTACGACGCGCGACCATTCGGATTCGCCGGTTTGCCGCTGGGGCTCAGTTGTTTGGGCGATCGTTTCTGGTGATCTCGCAATACGTCTCTTGACGCGCGGCAATTTCTTTTTTGGGTTTTTGCGGTTATAAGCGACAATCAAATTTGATACCGCCTTGCCGTTAAGCGGCATGCCATAACTTCTCTTGAAGCCACGTTCGTCAGGATATTTTGCGATTTCTTCAGTGTGCATTTTCTCATTGAGGCGCTTGTCACAAATGATTGCCAGGATTTGATCGCGTTCATTGATTGCCATCTTGTTTTTCCCTTTGAAATTTCTCATAATCCGCCACGACTTGCGGTATGATCGTATAAATTTCGCTTGATGGTTTGCCCATAAGCAACTCGTCGATTTTTGCAAAGCAGTCTTCAGGCACATTTTTCGCCGTCAATATCTCCTTGACGATTTTTTGTTGTTCTGCCGTGCCGTTGTAAATTGACGCTTTTGCCGGCCTGGGGGTACTTTGAGGCGGTTCATCCGATTTCGGCGCGCCTGTGGTTTGCGTTTTGCCTTGTTTTGCCGGTTGGGCGGCATTTTGCGCCATCTGTCCGTCCTCGTCCTCGTCGGCAACAATGCCCAAGATCGCGGCGAGCTGATAGCGCCTCAGATACGTTAACAGACTGCCGAGATCCTGCGGCTTGAGCGCAACGTTGATAACCATCTCGGATTCGATCGTTTGTCCGCTTGTGTGCATTAATACCGTGCGCAAATAATGCAGGTCGCCGATATGGTCAATGACTTGCGTTACGGCCAGGCCGTTTTTGCTCAACGCTGGCGTTGTCGCCTTTCGGATCGCGCTGATTGTTGAGTATCGATAGCTGAATTTTCCTGCGTTGACCGCACCATCCTTCTCAACCGGCAAAAATTCGCCCTGTGCCTTTGCCAGTGCGGCGGCAATTTCATTGATCTTGTAAATCGGCGGCGGTTCTTGTGGATTCATCGCGTTTTCTCCTATTCGTCAATATCTCGGATTGGACAAATTCCCTTAAAGGCAAGTTTGAGGATGGTTCAGGCGGCGGCTCGCGCGTTGGCGTGCAGATTGGGCATGGACATTGCCCGCCCGGCACGTATTCGTCAAAATGCGTTTTTGCGCCGCAGGCCGGGCATGCTGGCAGCGTCGTTGCCTTGCCGCATTTGACGCATAAAATGCAACCCATATCAATATCCCTTCCAAACTTTCCCGTTGCATTTTAGCTGCGCAATGACCGATGAAATGGGAAATTCCATTTCGCATTTTCCGTCAAGTTTTGTCCCTGATTGCGGGCCTTCGTTTGCAAGTTGAGGCAAGCCGCCTGTTGCGCCCCAGCGCCGAATCACAGAGGCATTTTTCATAACAAGCTTGTCGGTACATTCCGTGCAGTCTCCAACCATCACCCAGCCGCGAGGTAAAATAACAATTTGTAAACTCATTTCGTTCCCTTTCATGCTGCAATCTTTTTGAATGATCGTGAAAATATAAAACTGTCGCCGTAGCCGTTGCCTTCGCCGTAGCCGTCGCCGTAGCCGTAGCCGTAGCCGTCGCCTTCGCCTTCGCCGTAGCCGTTGCCGTAGCCGTTGCCGTCGCCGTAGCCGTCGCCGTAGCCGTAGCCGTTGCCGTAGCCTTCGCCGTCGCCGTAGCCGTTGCCGTAGCCTTCGCCGTCGCCGTAGCCGTAGCCGTAGCCGTAGCCTTCGCCGTCGCCGTTCGCAATCAAATATTTTTGAAAACCGATCAACTCGCGCCCAATTTCAATAACTCGGCACACCGATTTATCATCGCCAGTTATTGTTTCATGTGCGGTAACTTCGCAAACGCGACTGTCGCGGCCATAATAATTGAATATGTGCTCTGGATTTTCATGGAAATGAAAACCTCTTTCGCATAATTCAATCTCGCCATCAATCTTATATGTCTCGCCGATCTTAAATTGAAAGCCGCGACATCGCAGATCAGCATCAAAGCATTTCCATCCCTTAACCGTTTTTTTCATTGCGCCTCCTTTTATTTTTCGGTCCTGGTTTCATATAACCGGATTCGGGCGGCAGACCAATACATTTATATACCTGTTCGCGCACGAGGTTGCTGAACGTTGTTTTTCTAACCTTGCAATATTCTTTAATTAACGCGTAAATGTGCGTTGGAATATTTATCGCTACCTTTTGCATTGACGGACCTCCATATTTATGTGTATATATACAATCAATGCACGCAATGTGCAAAGGGATTTTTCTTGCGACGGGTCGCACGGGTAACAGCGCGCGGCTCGTTGATTTATTGACCTCTCGGCAAATCACGCATACAATCCCCGAATGATTTACCTCGGTATTGATCCAGGAATACATGGCGCGCTTGTTTTGCTGGATAGCGAGGGTTGCCGCCTGGGCGCTTGGCCAATGCCAACCATCCGCGGCAAAATCGAAGCCAATCCGATCTGGCAAACCCTGCAGGAAATCCGCGCCATCTCGCACGACCGGCTTGAAATCGTCCAAGTCGCCATCGAGAAGGTTTTTACCATGCCGTCGGACGTGGCGGCGATCAGCAAGCAAATTGATGCGACCGAGGCCGACACCGGCAATGAAACCAACTGGCGCGAGCTCAGAAAACTCGTCAATCAACGAGACGGGCGGGTCGGCATATTATCATACGGGCGGACTGCGGGCATTATCGAGGGATGCGTTGCGGCAATGGAATGGCCCTACATGCTCGTGTCGCCGCGGACGTGGCAGCGAGAAATGTGGAAGGGCACAGACAAAGGGCCGTCAAAGGCGCGAAGCTATACCGTTGCAAAACGTTTCTGGCCAAACGATACAATGAAATTTGATCGAGGGCGAAAGGAATTTCACGACGGCCTTGTGGACGCACTACTTATGGCCGAATATATTCGACGCCTCGCCAGTAATCCGGTTGACTTGTCGGCCAAATCAGCATAAAAATTGAAATACTGAATCGCCAGAAAAAACTTATGCCGCCCAACGCGAAAGGCGGCATAACGTGAGGCTTGGATCATTGCGTTCGTGGCGCAATAAAAGGAAATTGCATTGTTAAACCTACCTATTTCAGTCTCGAAAGTCAACTCATTCCACGCTAAAGACCATAAATATTTTGATGAAAAATCTATTAGCTCGCTGAATCAATTGGCGCGAACAACATGCGCCAACGCCTGGTCGCCATGTGTCTGGACGGGCGGCGAGCGCAAAATGGAAAATTTTATCAAGTGCGAACTTTTGGTGCTTGACTTTGATACCGGTCGCCCAACTGTCAAGGAAATGACGACAACCCTGCAAGCGGCGGGATGGGCTCACGTCTTAACTACAACGAAATCCCACCAAATCGCCAAGTCAGATAAGCCGGCCTGTGACCGCTACCGGCTCATCCTGCCGCTTCGCTTCTCAATGGAAACAAAGCCGGAACGTTTTAAATGGCAGATGAAACAGATTATGCGTCAATTCCCAGACGCCGACAAGGCGTGCTGTGATTGCGCACGGTTTTACTTTCCAGGGCGCAATATCGTTTCGGTGCGGTTTGGCCGCTGGTTTGAAATGCCGACGTGCCCAAGCGATCAGTGGTTTCGAAAACGTCATGAACGCGCGCTGAGGTGCATGAAAAATTATAAGAATAAAAACGCACTGCCGCCTTGGTTGAAACGCCAAATCGAGGAGGGAATTCACCCAGGTAACAGATGCGCAAAGGCGTATAAATTATCTGCAGCATTGACCCGATTTGAGTACGATCGTACTCAAATCGAGCATATAATCATGAACGCAATTTCCGATATGGGCGGCCTTTCTCAACGCGAACTGCGGAGGCACATACGCAATGGCACCAAAGCTAGGTAGGCGCGAAATTTACGACCGAATCATTGATTGTCTCAATTGCGAGCCGTGGAACAAACTCGCAACATTTAAGAAACGTTTCTATGTGACCGAGACGAATATGGAACAACGCCGCATTCTGCTCGACAACGGCAACGGGGTTGTTAAGTACGTCTCAAAAGATTCGCTTGTAAGCGCCATATTCGCATGGACACGCGATAAACGGGGTGGCTCGGTGGTTTACTATTTGCCGGTCGGGGCTTGCGAGGAGTTGGCAAAATGCTGGTTGCACACTACGTTGCCGATTGATGAGCCGCCCGCGTTTCGCTTCGCGTCTGATCGCGGACTTTGTTTCAATCGCTTGGCCTGGGATCCGGTGCCCGGGGCAACGCCATTGTTTGATGAATTTTTGAGCAGGTGCAGCAACGCCGAAGCACTCGAGGCCTTTATCGGCTCATTGTTTGAGCCAAACGCCGACCGGCAACAATATGTCTGGATGCACGGAATGGGAGCCAACGGGAAATCAACTCTTTTGCAATTCTTACGAAGGATATTCGGGCACGCGTGCGTATCGAAGAAACCGCCAGGGCGTGACGATCGGTTTTGGGCCAGCAACCTGCCGGGCAAGCGCATTGTAATGCTGCCAGACTGTAATAATCGCAACTTTCCGGCAAGTCAGGATTTCAAAATGCTCACGGGCGGCGATGCCGTGACGATTGAGCTCAAAGGCGAAAATCCGTTTGATGCCGAGCTGTGCTGTAAATTCATTTTTGCAAGCAACGACCGACCGGAAATAACGAGCCAAAAAGCGGATATGAGGCGAGCCATTTACGTTGAAATCAAACCGATTGCCGGCGATCCGGATCCAAAGTACGCCGAGCGACTAAACGCCGAAGCGCCCTTTATCGCCCATCGGTGCATGAAAAAATATGCCGAACTGTGCCCGGATCATGGGCAAATTCCCGTGGATGTCGAGGGGCTTGAAATGCTCGCCGAACAAAACGAGGAGGAATTTGCAACCGTATTTGCTGATAATTTCAAATTGGTTGAAACCGACAATCAGACGCAATGGAAAAATAAACCTTGGTTTAGCGGCGCAGAATTGCAAGAGGTATGCTGGCACCAAAAATGGAAAAAAGATGAGAAATCGGCGTTTATTAAGTGGCTTGAATGCCGTTTGGGTATCAAAAAACGGGCGGTGAAAATCGATCCTGGAAAAACCCGCAGAGTTTACGTCGGTGCGGTTGTGTTGCCGCATAGCGAACGAGGCAAACATGACGAGCTGGATCTGCAACCGATCAATCTCAAGGATTGGCAATCGCGTGGTTGCTAATAACTTTATCGCAGTTGCCAGCAACGTTTTGCGAGGTTGCTGACAACGGTTGCTTGTTGATAACAACAAAAGGTTTTTTAGTAACTATAGGTTACACGGTTGCCAGCAACTTTATGGGTATAGGTAGACATCTCCTAAAAGGGGCAAAAAGCGCGTGTGTGGCGGTATACACATTTTAGTGGCAACCTGGCAACCGGCTTACGATTATGCCTAGCGAGCCCATAAGGCGAGCATACTAAGCGTTGCGGATTGAGACGGATGTTTATATCATGATCCGAAACCCCGGCGGCAATTTAATCCCAACTTTGAGGCAACCCGTGAAAATCGAGTCAATCCCGATTTCCTCTTTACAACCCGATCCCTCCAATGTCCGTAAACACAGCGAGAAAAACATTGCAGCAATTAAGGGCAGTTTGGCGAAATTCGGGCAGCAAAAGCCAATCGTCGTTGGCGAGAATGATGTGGTGATTGCCGGCAATGGGACGCTCGCCGCGGCGCAGCAACTCGGCTGGGAGAAAATCGACGTCGTGCGCACAAACTTGGCTGGCGTCGAAGCGGTCGCGTTCGCCATCGCTGACAACCGCACCGGCGAATTGGCCGAGTGGGATGAGGGATTGGGCGACGTGCTCAAAGCGCTCGATAAAGAAATGGACCTGGCGGCGATCGGGTTTGATGATGCGGATTTGGCGGGGTTGATGCCGGATTTCGACCCATGCGCTCCAACAACAAATGATACAATAGGCATAACCAAGGGGGACATATGCCAGGCGGCCGACCAAGCAAATACAAAAAGGAATTTTGCGAGCAGGTTGTTGAGTTTTGCAGGGATGGTTCGACCTTCGAAGAATTCGCCTCAGAGATCGGCGTTTGTGTCGAGACAATCAACGAGTGGGCACGAAAAAAGCCAGAATTTTCTGCCGCTAAAAAGCGTGCGAAGGCAAATTCACTGCGTTGGTGGTGCAAAATCGGCAAGGCCGGCGCACTCGGCAAAATAAAGAATTTCCAAAACTCCGTTTGGATATTTACCATGAAATGCCGCTTCAGGGAATTCTACAACGAGGAAATCGCAACCGACGAATTGCCCTCGCTACCAAAAAAGTACGATGCAAGAAAATGAGGCGCTTAATTACCTTACGTTCGACCCTCGCCCGATCCCTTTCCAACGGCGTGCCATGGATGATATCTGCCGCAATTATGATTACGCTATTGGCACTCATGAAATTCTGTTCAGTGGAACAGTGGGTAGCGCCAAGTCGGTTTTGGGTGCCCACCTTGCAGTTGATCATTGTCTTAGCCACAATAACGCATGTGGCTGCCTTGTTCGGTATGGCCTGCCTGATCTGCGCGAAACTATTTGGCAAAAGATCTTAGAACAATGCCAGACGCCGCGCGTGCAAAAGTGGCTCAAGCGCCCACCCAACTCAACGTCGTGCAAAATCGAATTCAAGACCGGAAGCAAAATCATTTCCAGAACATTCGCCGACAAGGTGTTCACGAAACCGCGATCGCTCGAGCTGTCGTTTGCGATATTTGAGGAGGCCGTCGAATTAACCGACAACTACCGGCAATTTTATTTCGAAATGCTGGGGCGTATCGGCAGAATCGGTCACATCAAGGAGAATTGGGCGCTATTAATTACAAACCCCGATGACCCAGATCATTGGTTATATGATCACTTTCAACTCGATCTGTCCGAGGGATGCGACAAGCGGGATCCGCGAAAACATGTCTATTATTCCGATCTTGAGCAAAATCCGTTTTTGAGTGACGCCTACAAAAAATCAATTCGCGAGATTTACGATCCGCTCATGTATGAGCGCATGGGCAAAGGTCGTTGGCTGTACTTATCCACAGGCGGTCGGGTTTACTACGCATTCGCCCCGGCAAAAAACCTCCGAAAATACGCCTATAAACCAAACCTCGATTATCCCATCTGGCTATCTTGGGATTTCAATATTGCAGAAGGCAAACCCATGTCGATGGTTTGTTTTCAACTCGTCGAAGACGAAATGCACATATTCGCCGAGGTCGTCTTGCATGGTATTCGCACCGAGGATACTTGCGAGGAGCTCGCCAGTCGCGGCCTGCTCGACTATGACACAAATTACTGCATAACCGGCGATGCGGCTGGTAGGGCGCGCGATACGCGCAACAAACGATCAGATTATGATATCATTAAGGCGTATCTATCTGCTCACCGGGGTATCAAATTCGAAATGATGCAACCGCTCAGCAATCCGACAATTCGCGACCGGCATACCAAAGTAAACGCTTATTGCCAAAACGCCGCCGGTCGTAATCGGTTGTTTATTTACGACGGTTGCCCCATGTCGGAAAAAGGCCTGCGTTTGACATCGCTTAAATCCGGTGGCAACTATATAGAAGACGATTCAAAAGAATACCAGCATGTTTCCACGGCCATTGGTTATGGCCTCTGTTCGGCGCTCAAGCGAGTCAATCGCCGCCGATCTCGCATGGTTCAACATTGAGGTTTGCCGATGGCGTTACGAGATAAACTGAAAAATATTTCACGGCACATTAAAGACTATCAACCGCTTTTGCAGCATAATTACGAATTATTCGACATGTACGAAGGCAATCTGATCGAATATCTCGAAATTGCCCTGCGCAAACAACTATCACCGGCAAGCTTTGCGCAAATTCAACATCGCCTGGCACCGATCAACATTCTTCGGCGCATTATCGACAAACTCAGCAAAATCTATCAGCCCGCCCCTGTGCGGCGAATTGTTGACGGAACTGATCAGGATTTCGAGCTCCTGTCTTGGTATGAGGAGCACTTTCGCGCAAATCAAAAATGGAATATTGGCAACGAGTTTTTCAACATGTTCAAAAACACGCTCGTTGAACCATATATAACTGACGACGGCATGCCGCGCATGCGCGCCATTCCCTCGGATAAGTTTCTGCCATACTCGGACAACCGAGTGGATCCGACCGAACCAACCGTTATGATCGTGTCGGGCGGCAAGGCGATGAAAGCAGATGGCAGCGAATGCCAGATTTATCGCGTGTATTCAGACGATGAATTTTTCATCATTGATGAAAACGGCGACATTGTTTCGTCGGAAATGCAACGCTTATCCCAAAGCCGGACAGTGACATCAAAAAACTGTCGATTTTGATCCCGGTTCTTTTATCCGACCTCAATTTTGTGTCGATGTTCCAGGCGTTCTCAATGATCTGGACGATCGACATCGACGCCGAGCGAATGGCAATGGCGCCAAACGCATGGCTTGATTTGAAATCCGATGGCGACGGCGAGAAGAAACCGCAGATCGGAACGATCAAGCCGGAAGCGGATATTGATTCGTTGTTGCAAGTGATCCAAACGCAACTGGCGTTTTGGCTCAATTCGCGCGGCATTCGACCAGGCGCAATCGCAAAGCTGGACGGCGAATCGAATGTCAGCGGAATATCAAAGGCCATCGACGAAATGGACACGTCAGAAGAGCGGCAAAAGCAAGTCCAATTCTTCGAAGACGCCGAATTCGATTTCTGGAATTTGGTTATGCACCATTTGCATCCGCTGTGGGTAAGAAACGGATTGATTGAGCAACGCGCCTTGTTCTCGCCGAACGCAAAGGTCGAGGTCGTGTTCGCCGAGCAAATTCCAATGATGCGGCGCAGTGACATTATTATAACCCTACGCGATGAAATCGCCGCTGGTTTTACAACGCGCAAATACGCCATCAAAAAACTCAACCCGCGCATGTCGGAAGAAGAAATCGAAATGTTGCTGGCCGAAATTGACAACGAGCGCGGCATTGCCTCTGATGAGGAGATTGAGCGCGATGTCGGCTAAATGGCAACGCATTCGAATTGATATTGATCCGCGCATCAAGCCTGCGGATCGCGTTGCATTGGCGGATGATATAATCGAGCACATCTACGAACGCACGACTGTGCAAAACCTTGATCGGCGTAACAGACAATTCGCGAGATATTCAAAATCGTATATCAAATCGGCAGAATTCAAGGGAGCTGGCAAATCGCCGGGCGACGTAGACTTGCAGTTGACTGGCGACATGCTGGCGGCGCTCGATTTGCTCAGCCACAAAAGCGGCAGCCTGCTCATTGGGTTCGAACCTGGTACCGAGGAAAATGCAAAAGCAGATGGCAATATTCGCGGTACTTACGGCAAGACCGAGGGGACCGGCCCGAGGAGGGATTTCCTTGGTTTGACGAGGGCGAAATTGCGTGAGTTGCAAAGGGAGTACCTATAATGGCAAAATCCCCGCAGTTGCAACTCAAGGCGTTTTTGGGGCGGGTGCGCGGCGTATTCGCGGAGGCGCAAACGTCAAAAGAAATGCGCACAGTCGCCAACGAGGCGATCAATATTATCGTCAAACGTACCCGTGTTGGCAATTCGCCAAACCGAATTCGCGTTAAAACCGAAATTGGCGAGATTCGAGAGCGGCCCGTCAAAATCAAGGCGTTGTCTCCCGGATATATACAATTTCGCAAGGATAATAAGGATTGGCTTGACGAGCGCACCCGACCGGCAAAAAGCAATCTCACGTTTACAGGACAATTGCTTGATTCGTTGCGGGTCACAAAGGCGATACGGTCGCGCGCGGTTATCGAGCCCACCGGGACGTGGCGCGCCTCCGAGCACCCAACGCAGACGCGAAACATATCGATGAAAAAACTTGCCGGGTACGTTGCCGACCAGGGGCGGCCATTTCTCGGTCTGACAGAGCTGGATTCAAAAAAATTGATACGATTTTATAGACGTTCATTCGGCGATTTGTTAAAAAAAAGTAGAATCAAAACAATTCGCTAAATGAGGGGCAAATAATGACAACAAATACAAATCCCAGTGGGTCTGATCAAAACGGCGCCAGTGGCGTTGATGATCAGCAGCAATCGGATGCAAACGACAACGCCAGCGGCGGGTCGAATGCGGACGATGCGACCGGCGGCAAAAAGGATTCGGTTGCCTACGAAACTTATCGCAAAGTTTTGAACGAAAAAAAATCGCGCGACCAGGCGCTCTCAGAGGCTCAAAGAAAAATCGAAGAATATGAGCAGGAGCAACGGGCACGCGAAGAAAAAGAACTACGCGATAAGGAGGAATTCAAAAAG